GCTTTCGTCTGAGTCACCTCTCGATCTTTCGAATCGAGTTCAGGCAGAAGCGTTACGCCCTTCTCACTTCTCCGAATTACACGGAACTTACTCCTGGAGTAGCATCAAAGCGGACCCGAATGACCCCATTCGCGTTGCCTTCATCTCCACCTCAAAAGTCAATGTTGAGACAATCAAAAGCTTTGGACCTTTCTGGTATGTTACAGTTGCTCAACATACAGTAAGAATTCCGCGTTTCGTGCTGAAGACTTTAATTTTTGAAGTCATTGGAAAACCACGAGAGCCCCTTACCTACACTTTTCTTCTCCAGAAATGTAAGGATCTCTTAGCTTCAGTTAATGACCCATTCGAGCCGGAATGTGTTATTTTTGCAGCTTCTATGGCTTTCACTGCCACATTGGATCTGGAGTCCAATGTAGCTTCAGCAATGGTTCGTGAGAACCATGAGAAATTCGCCGATCACAAGGCAGCTTATGCGTTTACCCCAATGCACACTAAATTGCGTCGAAACTTGTTAATTGTTAGTGGTGTAGTTACTGGATTGTCCATCGCCGGACTCGTACTCTACCACAACAAACATCTTTCTGATGCTTTTCGAATTGCATATCGCTATTTTAAGCCCCTTCCAGTTGCTGAACCGCAAGCAGGACTTTATGAAGTCTTGAAGCGCATGGATGAACCTACCATGGCAAAACTAATCTTGAAAGATCAAGTGTTTGCAACCTCTCCAGCTCGCGTAATTGCTTGCTCTCCCATGGTTGAACAACACCCAATTGAGTACATGAAAAGTTATGTCCCGGTAGGAACTGCTGCAATCTTCTGGTACACCTGCTCTCAAACGCCTGTAATCGGTGATTATGAATATCCCGTAGGCACTCTTGTACCTAATTCCAAAAACGTTGCACCTCCCAAATATCCCTTTACCCCTACAAAGGAACAATGGATTCGACCGTTGAAGACCCAGCCAAAAACCTCTAGTGCTTTGTATAAAGTACTCGGTTTTACCTTCAATGGTCACGTTGCTCAACCTTTTCATCTCGACCAAAATGCTGCCCTTAACTCATTTTATCGTCTGATGCTTGACCCTCCTGAACTCACTCTCCCAAGCGTTATCGCTGAAGAGATGGACGCTCAAATCAAGCAATTAGCTCCGATCATCAACTTGTATTGGCCCAATTATTCTTTCAATGATTGGGTCAAGCGTTACACGAGGAAACAGCAGGTCGTATTCAAAGAAGCTTTGAAGAAAGTTACTGAGAATGGATGGAAAGAACGTCAATATGGACTCTACAAGCACTTTGTCAAGCTTGAGAAATCCATTTTCATTTGCATATTTGGTTGTCCCCGTCCCATCATCTCAAATTCCCCTGAACGATTATCAATTACTGGCCCTTACTTTCTCAATCTTGCCGGCGCCATCAAGACCTATTTCACTCCTGATAAAACCTATGAGACTGGGTTTTATTATGCTTCTGGTACAGCTGAACAATGTGGTTTGGCTCTCCAGAACATTCTTGATGGTATTGTACGTGCTGGTGGGAAACCTCATCGAAAACAGTGGTCGATCGTAATGGGTGATGATGGTATTTCTCTTTTGTATGAGAACGGAGAGGTGATCTTCGTATCTAGTGATTCTTCTCGACATGATGGACACGTCAAGAAGCTCCAACTAGAAGCCGAAAACCGACTCTATAAACAATGCCATATGACCAAACTTGTTTGGCTTGCTATCCGTGAGACAACAGCCCGAGTTTTCTCCCGCAACATGATTGTTGCTCGAGTTACCTCCCGATTGTCCGGATCAGCCCAAACTTCGATTGGGAATTCCATTCAAACAAAGATGATTTTAGAATATGCTACACGAGAAGGACCTGATGTTGAACTCATGCGCGAAAGAGCTGAGTACTTAGGTTACCGTGTGGTTTTTGCAATTTCTTATCGTCTGAGTGATATGGAGTTCTGCTCGAAATTGTTTTGGCCAACTGCTGATGGTTTAGTTTTAGGAGCCAAGATCGGACGTTTTCTCAAGAAGTATGGAACTATGCGTATCACCGCCCATACGGAAGAAGATTACAAAGCCAGCATACTCAGTGCCCTTAATGATAACTACTTCGTACCGATCGTATCCTCCGTTCTTAAACGTACCTTACAATTACTGGCGCATGTGAAATTAGGTAAAGTTGATAAGGATGAAGAATACAAGCACCACGTCGAACGCCGCCATCAGATGATTGATGAGACTTGGTTCATGCTTCATGACCGCTACGGAATCTCTCACCTCCAGGTAGCCCAATTAGAGGAGAAACTTAAGTGTGTTAATTCTCTCCCCTTTAACCTGGAGATCCCTTGGTTTGATGCCTTAGTCCGGCGGGACGATTAAACACGTAAGCGGCTAACAATAAAGATACACTACTAAACACTTAAAACACACACACACAATGGCAAAACAAAAAGGACGCAAACAGCCAAAACAAAAGAAAAACAAAGCCCAGAAACCAGTTGTGCTAGCCAATAATGCGAGTGCTAGGCCAACTAGAGCTTCAAAACCAATTAAGACAGGAGGACCAGCTCGGTCAATCATGCCGCACCACACTCGGGCGGTTTGTGCGATCACTGATCCTTTTTGTCCTGCGTCGAAAAACGCGAAGTACCCTGATGGCACAATGGGTAATACCCTTACTCAACAAGTTCGAGGGAATTACACCGTTACCACTTCTGCTTCTGGAAACTACGTTTTGTCACTTGTTCCTTCAGTTCCTTATGGATATCTCTTGGCGGTTGCAGCAACAGCTACTACAAATACGTTAGCTGCAGCCTACACCAAATATTCATCCGCTAACACTCTTTTTGATACTTACGGACAGAATTACCGTGTCGTATCTATGGGTGTTATTATTCGCTGCGTAGCCTCTGCCACAACAGCTTCTGGTACTCTCACCTTGGGCTCTGGACCTGCTCTTCCTGTGAACACGGTCGTCACCCTCGGTCAAGAACTTTACAACGAGGTGGTAATTAAAGCAATTCAACCTGGAATGGAAGTTTCATGGATTGCTACCCCTATGGGTCCTGGTGCTCGAGATTTTTCCGCACCTACGACCACAACAAATCCATCTAGCATAGCTGACTGGAATGCTCTTACGTTAGAGATTGCCGGTGCCCCTGCTTCAACAGCTATGTTGTCTGTGGAATGGTTCATTAATATCGAATTCAATCTCGCTCTGAATTCAGCCCTTTCCGCCGTTGCAAAGCCCAATCCCCCAAAATCAGATGTCGCTATGACTGCTCTTAGCAAGACTCAAAATTCTATCGGATCCTTCATTGAAGGTGGTATAGCAGAAGTTGAAACGAAAGTTGCAACCTATGCGAAAACCGCCCTCGCCTCAATCATGTCTGACCCCCTTGAATCTCTTGCTTCTCTTTTTGTCTAAACCTAAAAACAACTCCAACTGTACATTCACACATCGAATCTTTATCTATTATTGTAGCCGTAGCCAAACCCGCCTAACCAAATAAAAACTTGGCTTTATATGACCC